TACTCGACAAGACATCGACCGCAACCGGGTCGACATCAACGGCAACCGACAAGCTGACAACAGCCTTCGACCTGCAGCGCGGCATAGTCGAGAAGCTACGCACAACACTCGACAGCCAAGTAAGCGACCTCGAGAAAGCAACCGAAGCAGCCAAGGAATACAGCACCACGCTCGCGACGCAGCTGCTCGGCGGCATCGACCTAGGCGCTGCACAGCAAACAGGCGCCGACCTTGGAATATCGACCCTTGAGGCGTTCGACCGGCAGATAGCCGAGGCTGAATGGTTCAGCAATGTCCTCAGCTCGATTAAATCCAGCGGAGCCGACCAACGACTCATCGACCAGCTTGCCGCCCTCGGACCTGCAGCAGGCGGCAAGCTTGCACAGGAAATGCTCGATAAGGGCCTCGTACAAACGTTCAGTGATCGCCTGGTCGACGTCGTCGCCGTCGCGAACACAACCGCCCAAGCAATGGTCCCCGAGTTCCTCACAGCCGGCATCGACTCCGCTGAGGACTTCGTCGACGGCACCATTGAGCAGCTCATTAAAGAACAGGCACGCCTAAAGGCGATCGGCAAAAACGTGGGGAAGGGAATCGGCGTAAACATCAAAGCCGAGATAGCGGAGGCTGTCGCGGACGCGGTACGTGCAGCGAACGCAGCAAAGACAGCGGCAGCAGCCGAGCGCGCCGCGGAAATCGCAGCGGAACGCGTCAATGTGTCAGAGCAGCAGATCGCCCAGGCACTCGGGCGGCTGATCGGTAACAGCAACGCACGCGCCGGATACTCAATGGGGATCCCTGTACCGAGCCCGGTGCTCGGATGACCCCAACAGTCCTCGTCAACGGCGTCGCCCTCGACCTGCAGAACGTCGAGTACCGCATCACTGTCTCGCACGGGCGCAACGACATCACGGCAGCGCCGGCACCGTCAGATGCCAGCATGACCCTGCTCGGCTTCCTAGGGATCCCCGTTGAGATCAGCGACCTCGTCGAGGTCGAGGCCTACGGCGTCACGCGCTTCACTGGCCGGGTCACCGACACCATCCTGAGCCACGACTTTAACCCGAACGGCCCGACCCTCGGACCCGGCGCTACGGCATACAGCGCCCGCCTGGACGTCACCATGATCGGGAACCTAAGCCTGCTCGGCCTCAAATTTGTCGGCGACTCCGGCTACTCGAGGGAACTGCTGAACGACCGGGTAGAAAACATCCTTACCGATGCCGGCCTGACGTTCGCAAACAACAGCGATCCCCTGATGACACAGGAAGCACTAGCCGCACTGGACGGCGGATATTCGGCGCTCGACCTCCTCACAGCCCTCGGCACCGAGACGGGCGGCACACTTTGCGACCTGCCAGATGGCGCCATTCTGTGGGAGTCGTACTCCCGTCGAGGGTTCGGATACAACCCAGCGCACTGGTACGACATCGACCCCGCAGACACTTGGGCCGACCTGCCCTACATCTGGGCCGATATTTACGACCGAGTCGACACAGCGCCCCTCACCGTCGAGCTGCCATTAGCCAATGTCGCCTGGTCGCCCGTGTGGCGCAACACGTCGCAGACAATCCTCAACGACGTCACGGTCATCTACGGCGAGAACCAGAACCAGTCCAAGAACGACACAGACCCGGCGTCGATCATTACGCACGGGCGCCGAGCCTTTACGCTCGCGACGAAGCTGCACACAGCAGCCGACGCGCAGTCAAGAGCCTCCGACATCATCAGGACCCAATCGGAGCCGCGCTACGCCGTGCAAGCCATCGAGGTTCTCGTCGAGACACTCACAGACCCGCTACGCGCAAGCCTGCTCGACGTCATCTCCGGCAGCAAGGTCGGCATCGACCTAATGCCGCAGCCGGCACCAATCGACGACTACGTGGGCGTATGTGAGGGATGGTCCGAGACCTACACGCCCGGCCAGCATCGGCTAGTACTCAGCCTGTCAGACCCTCGATTCTCGTACCAGGTCGTTCGATGGAACGAAGTAAGCGCCGTCCTGACGTGGGCCGGCGTCGACCCGACGCTGCAGTGGTACAACGTGGTAGCCGCAGCCGACCTAGTCGCCTAACTGAAAGGATCAAGTCATGGGACTCCCGTACGTCTTATCGAGCGATCTCGTGTCGGCATATCCGGCTAAATCGCTTGAGATAGCCCAGTACGTCGACGGGCAGGTGCCACTGCTCGCAATGACACAGAACGCACAGACCGGGACGAGCTACAGTTTTTTGCTCACCGACTTTACAAAGCTGGTTACGCTGTCGAATGCGAGCCCGGTCGCCGTGACATTGCCCCTTGAGTCGTCGGTAGCGTGGCCAGCCGGTACCCAGCTACGACTGCTCAATCAGGGCGCCGGGACCGTGACGGTCGCCGGTTCTGTCGGGGTCACGATCAACGGCAGCCCGCTGACCCTGACGCAATACAAGGGCGCAAACCTCATCAAGACCGGGACGAACACCTGGACGTTTATCCCTTTCGCTAGTGGTGTCGGAGCTGCCGTGTTCTCCGACACCCCGACGGGCACATACACGGGCTACGCTTACAAGACGTTCACCGGCTCGGGCACGCTCACGGTCACTACCGCAGGGTTCGCGGACGTGCTAATTCTGGCCGGTGGCGGGGCCGGAGGTTTTATCGCTGACCCAAACAACAGTCGCGGGGGTGGTGGCGCTGGGGGCCTTTATGGCCTAGCCGTGCAGACTGTTTATCTCCCTGCGGGGACACTGACTTGCACAGTTGGCGCTGGCGGCGCGGTCAATGGTGGTGACGCCGGTTCAGGTACTTTCTCGCGACTAGGAGAGTTCCTAGCCGTCGGCGGTTCAGGATGTCCTAGTACCTCTGGCGCAAACATTCAGCAGATTGGTGGCTGTGGTGGTGGCGCTCCAAATACTACAGGCGTGGCTAGCGGCTTCATCAGCGCCCAAGGTTTTGCCGGTGGTAGCGCCACCGTATACGCACCCCCATATACCAACTATGGTTCCGGAGGCGGTGGTGGGCTGAGCGCCGCTGGCGGCGTAGGCAACACTTCAGTTGGCGGCGTGGGTGGTGCAGGTTTAACCACAACGATTGCAGGCACCACACCATCAGGCGCGTACGTTGCCGGTGCATACGCTTTTGGTGGTGGTGGTGGTGGGCAACGATACGCAGGATCTTCTGGCGCCGGTGGCTCTGGGGGCGGTGGCGCGGCATCCGATACAGGCGCAGGAACCGCTGGGACCGTAAACACGGGTGGCGGTGGCGGGTCAGGGGAAACAAACGCGGGCGCTGGCGGTAGCGGAATCATTATCGTGAGGGTGGCAGTCTGATGGCTCATTTCGCTTTGATTGACTCAGCGGACATCGTCCGCGAGGTCATCGTGATCAGAAACAGTGATTGCGGCGGCGGTGACTTCCCGGCGTCGGAACCGATCGGGCAGGCGTTCATCAACGGGCCGCACCCCCACTGTCTCGCCCTTGACGGCGAATGGCGGCAAACGTCATACAGTGGCGCATTCCGTGGGTGTTTCGCTGGCCTCGGCTACACATACGACCCGGTGCTTGACGTATTCGTGCCACCAGCTGCGCCCGAGGTCAAACCATGAGTTGGAAACTAGCCGCAGCAGCCGACACGCTCAGGAAGCAAGTGAACAGCCGCTACCCAAAGCGCGACAAGTCAAGCGACGGCACCATAGGCGACCAGGCACACAAGCGCCGCATATCCGACCACAACCCTGACAAGTCGGGCTACGTCATGGCACTCGACCTTGACGAGGACGGCTGGCCAGCGCACACCTTCGCCGACCAGCTGATTGAGTACATGCGCACCAGCGGCGACAAGCGAATAAAAAACGTCGTCTATGAGGGCCGCGTCGCATCGGGCACATACGCCGACCAGCTGTGGGTGTGGCGCAGCGCCCCCAGCCTCGGACACGCGCATCACATACACATCAGCTTTGCCGAGCAGGCAAAACACGACGGGCGCCCCCTCCCTCTCCCGATCCTCGACATGCCACAGGCGACACCAGCGGCGCCGGCGCCTGCTAAGAAAGCGCCAGCAAAGAAAGCAGCAAAGCCGAAGCCATGACCGAGATGTTTACGACCGTCATCGGCCTACTAATCGCCGTCATCGGCCTAGTGGCCCTTGTAATACGTGGCCAGAACAAAGCACAGCGCCCAAACGGCGGCAAATCACAGTATGACCTACTCGTGAGGATCGAGCACAGACTGGACAGGCTCGAGCGCAACCAAGACGAGCACCTAGCGCACCACATGAAGGAGAGCTGACATGCTCGACAAGCTATCGCCGGAAGCACGCCACCTCATGCTGCTACTCATCGGCGCCCTGATCGCGTGGGCCAGCACCGAGCTGCCAATGCATCTAGATCCGCTACCGGCCAGCCTGCTCGGCGCTTTCACCACCGTCGCCCTGGCATGGCTGACGCCGCTGACACGGCAATATGGCATCGGCGCCCCTGACAGTGTTGACAAGATTGAGTAATTTGATAGGCTAGGGTCTAGGTCGGTCACAAGGACCGGCCAGACCAAAGGGGAAACAACATGTGGTTCATCTTCTACAAGCGCCTCACCAAGCGCGGGCACGTCGGCACCGACATCCTGTCCTACCCAGACAAGACAGCGATCGGCTACGAGTCCTACGCGGAGGCTGAGAAGGCAGGCGCAAAGTTCTTGGAATCCGGCCTTGACGGCGCTTTCTGGTTTGAGGCTCGACGGATCTACTAGGCACCAAACGGCCCACACAACAGTGTGGGCCGTTTGCTATTTGAGAGGAAGCAATGAGCGACACAAACACATACAGCACGCGGCAGGCAGCCGAGGTCCTCGACCTTAGCCAGTCGACCGTCCAACGCATGGCAGACGAAGGACAACTACCGTCCTACAGGACACCA